AATTCACGAATGTTCATATTATACTCCATTATTGGCGCATTTGCGCTTGTAGTTGATCGATTAATTGTTGTATCTCACCACGAATACCTTCATTAACACTAGGAATCCATGGTAAGATACGTTTCAACAGTCGAACTAATTCATTAGGTGGCATCAACCCTCAGCGAGATGCTTGTCTAATGCTTTAGCGTAACGGTTAGCGTGTGAACGTTCTGCTTTCGCAAGTGTCTCAAACCAATCCGCTACTTCATCGAAACCTTCTTCACGAGCAATCTTCGCCATGCCTGGATACATGTCTGAATACTCATGCGTTTCACCACTGATTGCTGCTTCAAGCATTTCTTTAGCAGTCTTTGCTGGCATTCCAGTTCCTGGTTCACCTGCACCACCTTCAATCAAATATTCCATATGACCGTGTGCGTGTCCAGTTTCACCTTCAGCAGTAGAACGGAACAATGCTGCTAGTTCGTTCTCACCAGAAATATCGCATTGATTTGCGAAATACAGATATCGACGATTTGCCATTGATTCACCTGCAAAAGCCTCTTTCAAGCACTCAGCAGTTTTAGTTCCTTTTAAACTCATAATTTCTCCTTAGTTAATGTCCATGATCCATCTTGGTTGTCAATCCACTTCAACGTATCACCTATTTCCCAACCCGTTTCTTTTATTAAATCATCTGGTAGTTCGACAACATAATCATCTTCTACCTTTTTCACTTCTAATGTCCATCTAGACATAATCTACCTTCTTAATATGAACTTGGCATTTATGCAAGAAATCTAAACCTACCTCACTTTTATAATTGTGTCGATAATAAACATGACTTATTCCTGCTTGATAAATTTGTTTTGCACAATCAAGACAAGGTGCATGTGTCACAAACAGATGAGCACCTTCACTAGAATTGGTAGACTTAGTAACTTTTGCCAAAGCATTTGCTTCAGCATGAATTACTTCTGGTTTGGTAACCATCTCAATATGGAAATCATCGATGTAAGTTTCAGTCTCACAGTTATTATCCCAACCAGATGGCATACCATTGTAACCAATTCCAATGATCGTGTCATTCTTTACTATAACACAACCGACATGCAAACGTCTAGCGCTTGAGAGTTCGGCATACACTTCTGCCGCCGACATGCAAACGTCTAGCGCTTGAGAGTTCGGCATACACTTCTGCCGTTCTCATGTGTGCTTTTTGGAACTTATCCTTCAGAAACATCTTCGCCACCTTTTTTCTTCTTCTCTCTAAATTGGAAGTCGAGTCGAGGAGTCACGTCGGCTGCAATAGTCTCTTGACGAAAGAGAGTTTTTTGCTCACCGGACATGCTCATCAACAGGCGCTTAGTCTGTTTATCCATTCTGTAATGTGAGGTAGGTTTTTTCATAATATAACTTTCAAAAAATTAAGCAGCTTTCTTTTCTTCCTGTAATAGTGTAGGAGTAAAGAAATTCAAATCATTACCAATTTCAACTTTGCGTGGTTTCTTATGCTCTGGAATGATGTTCTCAAGTCCAATGCGTAATATACCATCTTTGAATTCTGCACCTCTAACTTCAATGGTGTCAGCAATTGTGATTGTTTTAGTGAAAGAACGTGTTCCGATACCATGATGTAGATATACAATATCAGGAGTACCTTCTTGTTTCTCACCTTTGATAACCAGAGTATTATCTTGTACTTGGATATCAATTTCGTTTTTACTAAAACCAGCAACAGCAAGTTCTACAACATACTTATTATCAGTTGCTTTGATAATGTTATGTGGTGGAAAGTTTGTAACAGGCTTAGTGTTGTTTAAGATTTCTTCTACATCACGAAAGAATTTTTCAAATCCCAATGTCTGATTTAGAATCATTGGACCAAAGCGACCAGTAACAGTCATAGTTTTCTCCTTATTAAGCAAGTTAAAATTGCGTGACCCCTAAGGCATCACGACTTACTTGACAACATTAAATGCGTTTCTGTTGACAAGATAAGTTCTTTGTGGATTATTGTGATTAAAGACTCTAATAAACTCGTTAGAGCCTTCTCTAATCACATCATCATAATTCCTAGTATATACAACTTCCTGTGTATATTTATTTACCAGTTTTACTGGATTTTGTTTCACTTTGTTCATGATGAATCACCATTTCAATCTACTTTCTTTTTACCAATATTATATTTAGTTACAAGTTCCCAATCATCTTTCTCTTTGAAAGAGATAATTTTAATCTGATGAATCGGTGCCATGTTATCTCTCAGTATTTGTGGATTCATAATCTTTACTAAACCCCACTGTTCTAATAAATTAGCAATTGTATTTCTACGTTGAACATCGTTATCGGAAATGTTTGATGGTTTACCATCTAGTGCAAACAGTTCCTTAAAGTGTACAATATAATATTTTCCTTGTTTATGTAAAATGTGGCAAGATTGATACAGTATCCTTTCCTTACGTGACGAAACACCGATTCTGGTTAATGTTTCTCTTACCTTCAAAAAGTCATCTTCTTCTTTCAGTTGCACTTCGACAAATTTAGAAATATCAGTCATCTCATTTCCTTAATCCACCCTTGTGGGTTTTTTCTTTTAGTTTTTGGATTTGATCATCACTAAGGAGGCGGAGAGCTTCAAGTGCCTTTTGGTCGGAGTATCCGTAGAGGATCTTTAGACATTCTATATCGTCACTTGATTCAGGCTTTAACCACTTAGAGAACGGACGTTTCTTGGCCCGTACGGTATTTAGTAAAAAGTCAAACTGCATCTTTTTATCTAAATGATGACGGATATTCATCTCATTTGCGAACATTACACAATCATACTGGTAAGAAAGACTCTTGTTGCTCAGAAACGGAACATATTCTTTCTCCGTAGCCTCATCAACGATAAGATTCTTCTTACCTGTCATGATTTGGTTGACGTATTCAAATGGCTTACTCAAATTCACACTCCACCATCAACTCAGTCAGACACGCAACCATATTGATCTCTGGATCTGCGACAAATGCATTCTTGTATTGATAGTCAGCAAGAATGATGACAGCCTTCGGAATAGAAGAAGGTTTCAATACATCATACATGTTGTCATAGATCGAACGAAAGATTGTGTTTGGATCACTATCATTCGTTGCAGCCCACTTACGTATTGCACCAAAGTCTTTATTCGCAACATGTTTAACAATCTCTGCAAGTTTGACATTACTGACTTGTGCCAGAATACCTTCGTTGATTTCGCCATACTTTGAATAACGTTGTAGTTCGTTAATCACACGACGAAAATCTGGAAAGTGTTTCTTAACAACTTCTGCAACAATCTTCTGTTCATATGGTACTGATTCTTCAGTCAGAATCGATTTGATACGACCAAAGAACTTGGATGCCATCTCCGCTTTCTCAGCAGAAGATAGATTGAAGTCAACAACTGAACAACGTGAATGCAGTGGATCGATAATACGTTGTTTATAATTACAAGTGAAGATGAAAGAACAGTTCTTTGCAAATTCTTCAATTGCATTACGCAACGCAGGTTGTGTCGAATTAGGATTCAGGTAGTCTGCTTCATCGATGATGATAACCTTGCGATTACCAGTGAAACTCATCGCAGAAGCAAACCCCTTAATCTTTACACGAAAGGTGTCGATACCAGATTCGTCAGAACCATTGATTACAATGTAATCGCAACCGATCTCGTTGCACATTGCTTTCGCTACGGTTGTCTTGCCTACTCCCGGACCACCAGCTAGAATTAGATTTGGTATCTCTTTCTGACTGACGTATTCCTGAAACGGCTTCTTCAGACGTTCTGGCAGAATACAATCCTCGATTGTTTGAGGACGATACTTCTCTGTCCATAATATATGTTCCATTAGAACCTTTCACAAATATCATAATATTAAGCAGCTTCGAACTTGCTGCCAGTCTCAGTAGTAATCCAGTATTGAATCTTACGATCATTATTCTGGAAATGTGCAATACCCTTTGCAGAGATTGTCACAGTATAGTTTCCTGTCATAAGTTTTTCGATAAACTCAGAACGGAAAATCATATTGTATTTGGTTCCATTACCATCACCAACTTTCAGTTTATTGGTGTTGGCAGTATTGTTCATCTGCAAATCTGTGGTTGAAAGATTAACTTCTGTACCATCAGATTCTACAACAATGTGTGTGGATGACAATAGACGACCAACTTGAAGAACCCACTGTAGATCATCTTTCGATAGATCAAACTTGATATCTTCACTTGGCATTACGATATCTTTCTCTGGTGCCACGACGATAACATCTGCATCACAGAAACCGTAACGGATAGTAGAACGACCACCCTTGCATTTGATCTTAACCTCTTTGTCGGAGAACTCAAATTCAGGAGATTCGTCTGCGGAAATTACGCCCAAAAAGTTATTTATGTCATATACACCGAAATTTGTGGGAAATTCTTCAGAAATCTCTGCGCTAGTCAAAATATTTTTATGAGAATTTACAGTTCGGAGTGTCTTTCCAGTGCGGAAGAACATTCCT